ATCTTAAATTAAATTTTGGCATAACAGAGTCTCAATATAGCGAACTATTAAATAGGCAAGGTGGTATTTGTGCAATTTGTGGTAAAACCACAGAAGAGAATGGTCAACAATTAGCTGTTGATCATGACCATAAAACCGGTGAAATCCGAGGACTGTTGTGTAGTAATTGTAATCTAATGCTTGGAAATGCAAAAGATAATCCCAAAGTGTTGCAACTAGGCTCTAAGTATCTGGAGAAGCATTATGGTTGCTAAGAGGCCAATCGTGCTTCGCACAAATACATTGGGCAGTGAAGAATTGCGTTCAACCGATACTCTCTCTGCGGGTGGCAATCGTCTAGTAGACGTTGCCGACCCGGAGGAGGGTACTGATGCCGTTACTCTGGATTATTTAGCTGCCGTAATACAAACAGCATCTTATGGGATAAGTGCCGCCGATATTGCCCATTGGAGTCAAGCATATTCTTGGGGTAATCATGCTGACGCTGGATATGTCCCATATGTGGGAGCTACAGCTAATGTCAATCTTGGCGGTGCATACACGGTTACTGGTGTCATTGACCCAGTCAATGGTAGTGATGTCGTTACTCTTGATTTCTTAACTGCTGCAATCTCAGAAATTATATATGCCGCAGACTCAGTTACAGTCAATACTGGTGATAATGTAACTGGAGACGTAACTGATACTCAAACTCTATCTGATGGTAACTTTCTTGAAGTTGGTGAAGTTGGTGGAGTTCCTGGATTTGATATTGAATTCGATTTCGTATCTGTAGCGTCATTTAATCGAATTTGGTTCCACTATAAATATGTTCATACTCTACCAGCCCACACAATACAAATACGATTCTGGAATTATAACACCGCTTCGTTTGATGTAGTAACATCTTTTGCTAATGTATATGATGGTAGCTATCAATTTCTTGATTTCGTTGTAGATGATACCGACCACATTGATGGCTCTGGAAATGCCAAAGTAAGTATCTACCATATAAGTAGTGGCAATACTACTCACGAAATAGAAATAGACTATATTGCCCTAGTCAAAGCAGGATATGGATCATCTAATGAGCATGGTGCTTTACTCGGCTTAGCCGATGACGATCATTTACAATATCACAATGATGCAAGGGCAGCAATTTGGTATGAAACAAACTATTACGTTATTCCTGCTGGAACTGCTGACCCGCTCGGGGCAACTGGTCATTGGCTTCTAGCTTGGGACAATGTAGATGAAGAAGTAGAATGGTTCTGGTCATATGAACTTCCAGATTTCTCTGGAGCAACTGAGAAAGATGTTCTCCGTATTACTGCCCTTAATACTTTGGAGTGGGCTGCTCGTGGTGTTGATCTTACTTCAACCTATATGGTTTTCGTTAATGCTGATACGGAATTAGCTGGCACAGCTAAATTAGTTTTCAATGGAACTGACTTCACTTTAGCATCAGGAAGTTCTCTACGAAATGTAGGAACCTTAGTTTGTGCCCCAGGTGGTACTGGTGCATTTCAACTTAGCTCCACCGGAAATGCCCGCGGTGACTATGCCGTTGATCTACAGATGGTCAGGGACGCAGATACGCAGGTTGCAAGCGGTTTGAGAGCAGCAATACTTAGTGGGTACGGAAATACAGTATCTGCTGATCTTTCAACTGTTGCCAGTGGGAAGTCAAATAGTATTATCGCTGGATCAACATACTCGTTATATAGCTGTATTGTTGCAGGTCTTAATAATCAAGTCCAAGGTGAAACATGCACGATTGCTGGTGGATACCAGAACACTATACTATTGGCCGCAGGTGCTCTATCCAGTACCATCGTTGGTGGTACATTGAATTCTATAACGGCAAGTTACTCGTCTATTTGCGGCGGATATCAAAACTCAGTCGTACCAAACTACTCAGTTATATGTTGTGGCCGTGAGAACACAATATTAGTTGGTCCATATTGTACGATAACTGGTGGCTATCAAAATGTCATCGCAACAGCAGCATCTAATAATGGATACAATTTTCTTGGTGGTGGTACTCTTAATAGTATTCAGGGGTCTTACTGTGTTATAGGTGGTGGGTATAATAACGATATTACTCTTGCTGCTGGAGTACTGCGTGGAACTATAGCAGGGGGTCGTGATAACGTAGTGTCTTCTGACCATGGTACAGTCGGTGGAGGAAGAGGTAATACTATTGGATCGGGATGCACTTTTAATACAATTTGTGGCGGGTATCTTAATACTATACCTAATGATTGTAGTACCTATAATACTATATCCGGTGGATATAGTAACACAGTTGTAGCGGCGGCTACTAATAATGGTTCTAATATCATTTGTGGAGAAGATAATAGTATACAAGGTAAATATTGTGGAGTATTAAGTGGATACTCAAATGATATTACTTTGGCTGCTGGTGCGACATATTCTGTTATTTGTGGGGGCTCAAGTAATGATATTAGTAATGATTATGCAACAATTGCCGGCGGGCGTCAAAATGAAGTAACAAGTGATTATGGTAATGTTGCTGGTGGATATAATCATACCGTAAGTGGTGAATATGGCTCAATAATTGGTGGCCGTGAAGGAACTGCCTCCGGTGTCTACTCGTCGGTGTTAGGAGGATATCTTGGCGTAGCCGCTGGTGAGAATAGCTCGGTTCTAGGCCGATCTGCGAAAGCTGACAAGTATGGGCAGTCATCGCAAGCAGCAGGTATAATTGCAGCAAGTGGTGATGCACAAAGCTCGATTTTAATATCAAGGAATCAGACAACTGATGCAACTCCAACGGAATTATTTCTTAATGGGTCTGACGCTAGAATAACAATAGCAGAAGCAACGACTTGGCTTTTTAATGTTAAAGTAGTGGCACGCCAAACAAATGATGACTATTCTGTAGCAGCATATCATGTTGAAGGAATAATCTCCAGAGACACCGGTGGTAATGCTGAGATAATCAATCAAGCCTCTATCTATGCGAATGAAGAGGATGCGGATTGGGATTTCGCTATATCTGCTGATACTGGTAATCAATCGTTGAAATTATTGGCAACTGGTAAAGCTGATAATACTATCAACTGGGTCGCACGAATCGAACTAGTAGAGGTAACAGGCTAATGGACCCATACATTGAAATTGATGATGCCGATGATTACTTTGCTGAACGATTATACGTTCAGGATTGGACATCAGCTACCGATGCCAATAAAGATATTGCTTTAATTGAAGCAACAAAATTAATTGATAGACTACAGTTCCGTGGGTCTAAAGTAGACGAAGATCAGGTACTTGAATTTCCTCGTTATACTGGTGAGGAACCAGATGGTGATGAGACTGTTCCTGATGATATTAAGTATGCTTGTTGCGAAATAGCATTAGCTTTACTTGGTGGTTACGATTTAGAAAAGGAGGCAAAAAACTTAGGTGTCATAAGAAGAACCTTTGACCGTGTTACTACAGTCTATAAAGATAGTGATACTGCTGAGCATCTAGTTAATGGTATACCAAGCGCACGAGCTTGGAGTTATCTTAAATTGTATTTAGCTTATAGTAAAAGTATCAGAGTGCATAGAACAACCTAGAGCACTTTACCTCGTCAATGTAAAGGTTAAACAAATGAGTTATCCTAATATCTTTAATTTCGTGTGCTTTGATGGCGAAGAAGGTGTTCTGACAAATAATGATCCTGGTTACGAGGAAAAGAAGTTTGCACAGAAAGACGTAGACTCTTTCTTAGCTAAAGAGCGTCGTAAGACTAAGGAAGCACAGGCTCAATTACTGTCTCAATTAGAGGAAGTTAAGAAAACTTCCAAGATGAATAACGACGAACGATCGGCTCTTGAAGGAAAAATCGAAGAGCTACAGAAGCTTACGATGACTGCCGAGGAGCGTTCCCGTCAAAAGGAAGGCAAGTTACAGAAGCAGTATGACGAGAAGCTTACTACACTAGAAACTGAACGTGAGTCTTGGAAGCGCCGTCACACTGATCTATTAGTATCTAATTCAATCTTGCGGGCTGCCTCAACTAATAAGGCTGTTGAGCCTGTTCAGTTACTTAAAATGCTGAAAGGTGATGTTCGAGTTGTTCAGAAATTTGATGAAAATGGACAGCTAATTGACGACTTTGATATCAGGATGAATTTTCCCGACACAAACAAGGATGGGAAGCCAATTGAACTAGATTTGACGATTGATGAAGCTGTTAAGAGGATGACAGAGTTACCTCAATATGGAAATCTTTTTGAGGGTGGGAAGGCTGGTGGTGTTGGTGGTAACAATATGCACGGTAAGAGTGCCGGTAAGATTGATGTTGCTAGACTAGCACGTGAGAATCCAGCCAAATACAGAGAACTTAGAAAGTCGAATCCAGCGGCTATCTTTGGCTCGTAACAAAAATCTGGGGATTGATTCTAAAATCACAATAATTAAAATCGAGGAAATGAGATGACTTCTGAATTTGACCTTTACCAGTTTGTTGCTTTTGATAACGATTTTGATACTGATGATCGCGCTTGGAATCCAGAGTTCTGGGCCGCTGAGACGCTTGCTATTCTAGAAGAGAATATGGTCGTCGGTCGTCTAGTCCATACCGATTTCAGCGATGAAATCAAGGACTTTGGCGATACGGTTAATACCCGTAAGCCCGGTGAGTTTACTGCCAAGCGTAAGGGCGTGAATGATGACGTTGAGGTTCAAAGTGCAACTGCCGATACGGTGGCTGTCGTCCTTAATCAGCATGTCCACACTTCATTCCTAATTCGTGACTCAGAGCAGAGTAAGTCGTTCAAAGACCTACTAGAGCAGTACCTTGCTCCGGCAGCCACTTCACTTGCTCGGTATATTGATCTAGTCCTTTTAGGACAGGTCTACCAGTTCCTTGATAATTCGTATGGTGATCTTGACACCATTAATGCGACGGCTGGTGATGCACATAATGCCAAGAACTTGATGCTTGGTGTTCGTAACGTCCAAAACAAGAAAAAGGTTTCGATGACTGGCCGTAATCTTATCATTACACCAGATACCGAGACCAGTGCTTTAGCTCTTGACTTATTCATCTCGGCTGAGCAAGTCGGTGATGAGGGTACTGCCCTCCGTGAGGCTTCGCTAGGCCGTAAGCTTGGCTACAACACATTCCAATGCCAGAATACTCCGTCAGTGGTTGATACCGGAGTACTTGATGCCGATGATGCAGACGCACTTCCACTAGGTGATCTTGCGTTCACTAGCGATGGTGCTGCCGGTGCCGGTTACGTTGCTGGTCAGTATATTTACTTCGTTGATGGAACAACTGCTACTCTTATGGATAAGAGTCCTCACCGTATTACTTTGATAGCTGGAGACGTTGTGACTTTCGATCGTCCGATCCGAGTTGCAATGCCAAGCGCCAATAATGACGTTTATCTAGTGCCGATGGGTGCTGTTGCTCTAGCCGAGCACACACTTGCCGGTGGTCCGACTGCGTATCCCGCTGGTTACGATAAGGAAATCTATGTTGATGGTACTGGTGTTCCGCAAATCGGACAGCTTTGCTCGTTCAACAACGCTGCTACGCTTATTGCTGGCGAGTATTGCATCATTGACGTAACTGCAATTGGTGCTGGTGTTTACTCAATCGGTCTTGATCGTCCGCTAGATAATGCCATCGCCAACAACTACACCGTTGGTTATGGTCCTGGTGGCGACTATAACTTCGCCTTTACTCGTGGTGCCCTTGCACTAGTGAATCGTCCACTAGCTGTTCCGAAAGTACAGGGTGTAAGCTCTGGTGTCGCCAGCTACAATGGTCTATCAATGCGTGTTACCATGACCTATGATGGTAATAAGCAGGGTACGCTAGTGACTCTTGATATGCTTTGTGGCGTGAAAGTTCTTGATGAGGACCAGGGTGCTGTTCTTATCGCGTAAGTTAGATGATCTAGCGGGACGGAAGGGAGGCCGTCCCGCTTCTTGGAGGAACGCGATATGGACCTGCATCAACTAATAACGGACATAAAAGAAAAGGTTGATCTGATATATGGAGCTATGATAGGTGATCCTTTAGACCAGGATAAGCCTGGATTTTTAATGCGTCTCGACCGCGTTGAGAACTCGTTCCGATTCTTTAAGAAAATGTGCTGGTTGATGTTTTCTGCCATTGTTGGCACAATCGGAACTTTAGTAGTGAAGATACTGTTATGATTAGTGATGTCATTTATCATTTGAAAAGAGAGTATGGATTCTCTGTTACTTTATACCAAAAGGTAGCAGAGACCGTGGACATTGATACTGGAGCAGTTAGCACTACAGTTCGCTTTAAGTATATACCTAAAGCAGTAATGCTACCAGTGACATTAGTTAGAACAATCTTCCAGTCGGAGTATGATACTAATAGCAGAGTAATGCTTATTGATAACCATGATCTAGGAACATTTGTTCTTGCTAAAGATGATTGGATAATTTTTAATAATAAGAAGTACCTGGTCAACGCTGTAACTACTTACGATAATAATTTGGCAACTATCGCAGAGCTTAAAGAGTCTCTGGGAAAAGCTGTGTCCGAAAACTGGGAACTCATATCGGAGATGGACTTAGATGATAGTGCCGAATCCTCAGTGGTATAGATACGTATTAGTTTCAGCTACTAAGCATTTTAAGGCTATGGCTGATGCTAATGATATTCATTTCCATATACAAGGAGTTCATCGTGAAACGTCTATTCACGATAGGTATATTGAATTTCACCTTGATGGTCCAGTAATCACTCAACCTAGTCGCGGACAATTCCACTTAGAGTTCGGTGTTACTCTTCTGTATTCAACTGATATAGAGAGTAACTACCAAGACGACGTTATACTTGCTGGTTTGATTTTAGAATCTTTGTCTGAGATTTGTGTATATAATGGAGCTACTTATATTGGCAGACTGTTGCCAGTTGAAGGACGCTCTATTGTAAATAATTTCGGATTTATTAGTTCTGAGGTACCCATTAAGCAAGGCTCGGTTGAGGCTGTATATAATATATTCTTGGAGGGATAAGTGGAAACACGCACCTGTCCTAGTTGTGGATTAATAAAATTAACCACAGAGTTCTATTCTGATAGCAGAAATAATAATGGGATATCAAGTTATTGCAAGCAATGCAATAGTGATAGAATGTTTATCTATAGGAAGACAACTCGACCACATCGAAAACGTAAAGAGATCGGGTACCTTCCAATAGAGAAAATATGCAATAAATGTAAGCTAGTGAAGCCACAAGTAGATTTTTACTTGAACAGGTCTAGTGTAGATGGATTATCACATACATGTAAAATGTGCCAGAATAAGTATGCACAATCTAATAGGAAGGACAAGCAGCTAAAATATAGTTATGGTATTACTGAGGCACAGTTTGATTGTCTAGCTGAAAAACAAGGGCATAAATGTAAAATCTGTAATGAGCACGTAGCCAATTTAGTGGTAGACCATGACCATAAAACAGGTAAGATAAGAGGATTAATCTGCCATAGTTGTAATAAAGGGCTAGGATTTTTCAAAGATAATGTGAATAATTTGTTAAACGCGATAAAGTATTTAACCAATTAGACCTAGAAAGCAAGGAAAAATAATGGACCTTATAAAATCTGATGTCCAGTTCGTGTGTTTTACACCTATCGACCTCAAGTTGGCCGATATTTATCTGTATGATGGCTTTACTATTGCTGGTGTGACTAATACTAGTGAAGAGCCATTAGCTGAAACAGTTATTGCTCTTACTGCTTGTAATGAACTTGTTCCAGTCGGTTGTACCGTTCTATTCGAGAACGACAGTACACAGACTGAGTACGTTGTAGAATCAAGGACCACTTCTGGTGGTACTGATCCAATATACACCATGACTATTGCTGGTGATACCGGTTTCTTCAAATTGACATTCGATGGTGACGTAACAACTAATATACTTGTTGATGATACGCTGCTTGCCGTACAGAACGCTCTTAATGCATTGGACTCTATTGATGCAGTAGGTGGTGTCGTTGTTACTGGCGTTCCTGGTACTAACTATATCGTTACATTTAATGATGCTCAAGAGATTGTTGCCACTCGTTTCACGTTAAGTACCGCACCCACAGGTGGGGCGGCTTCTTGGGTAGCAACTGAAACAGGTAGCTCTGATACCAGTACCGATACCATCACGCTTACTGAGGGTCTTGCCGAAGTCGTGGAAGCTGGTGGTGATGTTACCTTTACTGGTCGTCGCCTTGAGATTAAAATCGGTGAAGGCAATCTAGTCTACACTGAGACTGTTACACGTGATTACTTGCTAGATCGCGGTCGCCTTTCTGATGTTAGGAATGGTGATGAGACCCCGATGGATGTGAGTTTCGAGTTCACTTGGGAATGGCTAACTGGTGTAGCCGCAAGTGGTTTGCCAACGATCAAGGACGTACTAAAGAAACGTGGCGAGGCTGCCTCATGGGAAAGCACAGACACCGATGAGTGTGCTCCTTATTGCGTTGACATCGTTGTGAGATATGATCCTAACTGCGGTGGTGATAATACCGAGGTTATTGCTTTACGACAGTTCCGGTATGAGACGCTAGAGCATAATCTACGAGATTCGCAGATTTCTTGCTCTGGTAAGTGTAATGTAACTGAGTCCGAGGAAGAGCGTATCTAATTAAGGGATATTTATGAAAATCAAAGGTCGAAAGATTCTTGGTGCTAACCGAGAGATCGTTGCTATACCTCGCGGTGAAGGCCAGGATATTATTTTCATCGCTGAGGCTGTATTAGATCATAAGCCTTTCGATAAGCTATGTCCAGTTCCGAAGCCGGCAATCAAAAAGATCGGGGGTGAGGATATCCCCGATCTTAATGATAAAAATTATCAGCGTCGGGTGCATCAGTACAGCGAGCGAAAGACTGCTTGGCTTGTATTGACAGCGTTACGGGCTACAGAAGGATTGGAATGGGAGCAAGTTGATCTCAATAATCCGAGCACGTGGGTCTACTTTCGGCAGGAACTTAATGACTCAGGTTTCTCTGATATTGAAATCAATCGTATAATCAACGGTGCTCTTAGTGCTCAAGGATTGAATGAGTACAAGATCGAAGAGGCCCGTAATCGTTTTTTACAACAGCAACAGGCTCAACTAAACGTATTATCTTGCCTAAAGGCAGAAAAGAACAGTACGCAATCTGGAGAGCCTGCGAGCGATTCGGAATCCGACCCCCAGGAGTAAAAGTATCTTGGGACCAGTGTAATGTAGAGACGAAAGCTACTTTAATAGCCTTCGATCAAATACGACAGCTAGAAGAGATTCAACTCTTACCACAAGTAGTTTCTTTAACTTAGAATGAAGCTGGTATAGCTCAATTAGGTGGAGCATCTGATCTGTAATCAGAATGTTGGGGGTTCGATTCCCTCTACCAGCTTTTGGATATTAACTATGTCTATTATTACTAAGTCCGATGAAAGGAAATTAATTGAAGAATATTTAGCGGGAGTAGGGACGACTGAATTATCAAATAGATATAACTATAATATTACTACTATTTGCCAACTAATGAGAAGAAAATGTATTAATAGAACTAAAAGTGAATCAGCTTTGTTAGCGTATAGAATGGGTAGAAAAAATAGGAGTCAATTTACAGCTGATAATGAAAATCAATTAATTGAGGAGTATTTGGAAGGTTCTAGTCCAGTTGAACTATCAAAGAAATATGGATATAGCCAGTCAACACTTGCAAAATTATTAAAAAGAAAAGGCGTGTTACGATCTTCAAAAGAATCAGCAAATTTAGCATTTGATCTAAGTAGGAGAATAAATTATAGCGGCGAAAAGAGTCCAAATTGGATTAAGAACCGGCATTTAGTAGAAAGTCATAAGCGTGGTAGTAAAGATAGTTATTTTAAGAATAAGATATTAAAAGATAGATTATACACTTGTGAACTAACTGGAAAAGTTGGTGGAGAGTTACAGGTCCATCATATCTTTCCAGTCTGGAGCCACCCGGAACTTAGATATGATGGAGGAAATGTCATAGTTATCCAGAGAAAGATACATAAGGAGTTCCATCGGATTTTCGGCAGTAAAACTAATGTTTTCGCTTGGAACCATTTCGTTAAAGCTAAATTATACGAGAAAGTGATTTAATGCCAGTGCAAAAATGTTCAGTAAAAAACAAGAAGGGATGGAAATGGGGAGCTTCTGGCAAGTGTTACACGGGTAAAGATTCTAAAAAGAAAGCTATTAAGCAGGGATTAGCTGTGTCATTTCGTAACCGAATGAAGCCAGAGCTATGAAATTTACAGGGAGTTTCATCACAGCCAAGATTGATATTGCTCAATTCAAAAAGCAATTAGAAGCCCATCTACAGAAACAATTACGTGAAGCTGCCGGAGCCTGGCTCATAGCTGCAATAAATAAAGTTCCTGTTTGGTCAGGTATGTCACGGGCTTCACTTAGAGAGCTAATTAATCTAACAGGAAAATCTGTTGCGATTGTTCCAGTACGCGGGGTACGGAGCCGTATACCAGAGGGAGAGAGATTTGGTTCAGTTAAAGAAAATACAAGTCTGAATGATTTTAGTATCACGATTGTAACTAATGTCCCTCACTACACTAAGCAAGAGTATGAGAACGTCGGTATAAGTAAGTCTGCTCCCTGGCACTCATTAGCCGCAGGTCGAGCTGCTGCTGAACCGCTCCTACTTAAAGCAACACTACCTGCACCAGTCCTCAAGAAGAAAGTAATTAAGGTCTAAGATGGCGGATGAACTGAGGACAGTTCTTGGCTTTGATGCCGCTCAAGCTATAGCAACCGTAAAGCAATTAACACTTGCTTTAGATGGTTATTCTTTAGCTATGACTAACGCTGCTAAAGCTACAAAAAGCTTTAATAGAGTGGCTAGTAGTGCTGGTTCTGCAACTGGCAAATACTCTCAGGCAACTAATGCGTTAGCTGCATCTTCTGCACAAGCAGCCCAGGCACAGTCTAGCTACTCTAATGCTGTCAATCATACAACACAGAATGTCAATAACGCGAATACTGCCACTAGAAATCTAGCAAAGGATACAAAGAAGTCTACTGGAAGTATACTTATATCTTGGCAGAGTGTAGTCCGTATCGCCGCTCTTCAAGTTTTGCACCAGGGCATATCGACTGTTCGGTCTTCGATATCGGAAGCTATTACTGCATCAAGAGAGTTCGTTAAAGGACTTTCCGAAGTACAGACAATCGCTGGAGAGGCGTTTGCTGATCTTGACGCATTGGCTGACAAAGCCCAAGAGTTTGCTGCTGCAACTGGTCAGCCTTTACCGGCTGTGACGAAAGGCTTATACGAAACATTATCTAATCAAGTAACTGATGCTGCTGGATCATTTGAATTCCTAGGAACGGCTAGTGATTTTAGCATCGCTGCCGTTACAGACCTCGGCTCTGCTGTAGACTTACTGTCATCAGTCATTAACTCATACCAGGTTAATGCATCTGATGCGGCTGATATTTCTGGTAAGTTGTTCAAGGCTATTGACTTAGGCCGGTTCACTGGACAGGAGATTGCGGATACTTTCGGCCGTGTCGCTGTACTATCAGCACAACTAGGAGTGTCATTAGATGAGCTTCTTGCCTCTATGACCACTCTAACTAGGAGTGGCATAAAATATAATGAAGCGTTTACACTTATTAGTAATGTTCAGTTGAAACTTATTAAGCCAACGGAGGAGCTTAAAGACCGTTTAGCGGAGATGGGTGTTGCCACGGCTGAGGCTGGTATTCAAGCTTATGGATTCCAAGGTTTCTTACAAGAAATATCGAAGGGAGCTGGTGAGACTGCATCAGAATTGGCTGGTCTATATGGTCGTGTACGTGCTATTCGTGGTGCATTAGGATTAGGTAGTGATTACGCTAAGACATTTGCTTCTGACCTAGAGCAGATTAAAGAGGCGGGTTCTGAGACATTAGCTAAAGCTAAGGCCCTTATATTCGAGACTAATGCCAAGCAAGTTGAGCTTGAGTTAAATAAGCTCAATATCGCTATGGTGAATTTCGGTCGATCAGCTACTAATACTACTAAAATCATTTTTGATAATTTTGGTGGTGCAGTTGGTACGGTCGAAACATTAACTGCTGCTCTAGTTTTTGGTGTTGGTGCGTGGGCAACAGCTAAATTTAATATCTTACAAAATATCGCTGTATTAGCAACTTATGCTAAGGGATTAACAAACGTTATAACAAGAGCATATATTCTTGATAAGGTACAGAAATCTTTAATTAAGTCACCATTATTCTGGGCCGCTGCGGTGGCCGGTGCTGTAGTCACTATTAGTTGGGCACTGAATAGGGCGATTGCTGCGGCTGAAAAAGCTAGAGATGAGATGGAGCGTAAGCTCGTCACGCGAGAGGCCATTGAACTTATTAATTATGAAGTTGAACTTAAGAATACTAAAGAACACACTAAGAATGTTCTTAGTGAAGTTCAGAAAATGCTCATAGAGCGACAGAAATTATTTAATGCAGCTAATCCTGGTATAGAGTTTGCACAAGATGTTTTACTTAGCACATTAGAGGGTCAACTAAGTAATCATATATCTGCGGTATCATCACTGTTTAGTGGATTAAAGGATAAAGCTAAGTCTGTTGCCGGAGAGATGCGAGATATCGCTAAAGACTCTGCTCAGATTAAAATGGAGATTAGTGACTGGCAGTTTGATCGTAGTATCAAAAGTCTTAATAGCGTATGGCAAACATACAAGCAGATTGAACGGTCGCAAAGTCTACTAGCACAAGCTAATGAGGCATCACGACGCGGTGATATTGAGTCTGCTAAGACACTTCAACAGCGTGCTGAGGATTCAGCGAAAGCTGCTGTATCATCATCAGACGAAAGTGGTAATAGAGCGTTAATAGCCAAAGCTGAGGAGCAAGCTGTTCGTGCAATGGAAGGCAAGTTGTCTATCAATAAAACACAAACGAAGCAACTACAAGATCAAGCCAATCTAATAAATCGGCAGATTTCATCAACAGAGCTTTTATCTGCGTCGTTAGAGACTGCTGGAAAGAAGTTTGGAGACCTTGCCAATGAATTAAAGAAGGCAACTGATCCTATTGACCGTGAGCGTATCGTCAATCAAATGACAGATATTGCTAAGTACATTGAAGATCAGAGGCCACAAGTTAAAGTTTTTGCACACTTAGCTAATGCGGCTCAGTTACAAGACGAGTTCGCTGCTGCTACGAAAGGATTCTCAGACCCACTATCTGGTAAAGGTGTATCATTAGACGCAGCTATAACTGGGTCTATTGGCAAATTGAAAGATGCGTATAAAGAAGCTCCTGATGTTAGTGCCCAACAGAAAATGGCTGTTGAGTTATCAAAGACATTAGATACTGGAACAGAAGCTCTTGAGCGTCAACGTCAGGCACAAATAGGAATTGATAATGCCGTTAAATTAACTTCTGCTGATTTCGATTTATTCTCACGGGCTTGGACACAATTCGGTGCTACACGTTGGGCGGATACAACTGAGGAAGTAAGGACAATTCGGTCTGAGACTCAAGTTGTAGCAGACCAATTATACTTAGCTGTGACAAGAGCGCAGCAATTAGCAGAAGCAGGTAAAGCAAATACTGCTGAGTTCGCTGAGCAACGAGCTAAAGTACAAAGTATAAGGGAAATGCTTACCGAGCAATTTCCTGAAAACGCTCTAGGTTTTGGTGCTCCTACAAAAGCATTAGAAACTTTGGATCAGATTTCTGAGCGTCTTGATTCTGTTAGTAAAAAGCAAAAAGATATTAATGCTGATGCTGAACAAGCTGATCCAGCAAGAGCATTAATTGATCGTCTTAAAGGTGCGGCTGATCCCGCCGCCGAAGCGTTACGTATTATAGAGGAGGCCGCCAAACGAGCAGGACAGACAACTAACGATAGCATAACACTGGGTGTTATGGGTGCTGCTGCGAATACCGAGGCTAGTGCTCAAAGACAGATCGCTGCTTGGAACGCTGTTGCACAAGCTGCA